CGGCATTTGTGCAACAGTATTCTGCAAACGTGCAGATGCTATCACAGCAGATGGGTTCTCGTCTGCGTGATGCGGTGCGAATTGAGAATGTTGTTGGTAAAAATGCCTTCATAGACCAAATCGGAGTCGCAACTGCTGCCCTGCGTAGCAGCCGTCACGCCGATACACCACAAATGGACACACCTCATGCGAGGCGGCGTCTTTCCCTAGCGGATTATGAGTATGCAGATCTGATCGACGATCAGGACAAAGTGCGTATGCTTATTGATCCAACATCATCTTATGCACAGGCAGCAGCCGCTGCTATGGGTCGTGCGATGGACGATGTGATTATTACTGCCGCCACAGGCACAGCCTCTACTGGTGAGACTGGATCTGGCAGTGCAACACTGGATGCAACAGCCAACTCTGTTGGTTCATCCTCATCAAACGATGGCCTGACTATCGCCAAGCTCACAGAAGCAAAGCGTAAGATGGACCTCAATGATGTTGACCCATCAATCCCACGCTACATTGCTGTAGGGCCAAAGCAGATTGAAGATTTGCTTGGCACAACACAGGTTACTAGCTCGGATTTCAACACAGTCAAAGCTCTGGTACAGGGTGATGTGGATACCTTTATGGGCTTCCAGTTCATCATGACCAATAGGTTGTCTGTAGACAGCAACGACATCAGAACATGCTTTGCATGGGCTGAGGATGGTTTGACCCTTGGTGTCGGTAAAGACATTGCTGCACGCATTGATGAACGTGCTGACAAGGGATATGCAACCCAAGTTTACTATTGCATGAGCATCGGAGCGGTGCGCATGGAAGAGTCAAAGGTTGTTCAAATCTTCTGTGATGAAACCCCAGACTAAGAGAGGAGTAGAAAATGGCTAATGTAAATACGACTCTCGTATCCAACTTGCTAGCACTGCCCCAGGTGGCATCACCATCTAGGACTCTGCATGGCACTAAGCGGGTTGCAATGGGTACAATCGCACTGGCTGCTGGAGATCTTTCAGCAACAGACACAGTGATGCTTGCGCCTATTCCTTCAAACGCAGGGATCGTGAGCATCAAACTTTTCAATGATGACCTCGACTCTGGCACAACCAACACTTGCGATGTTGGCATTTATTCAGAGAGTGACGGTACATTTACCGCGCTTGATGATGATGCCTACGCATCTGCAATCACTGACCTACGCGGTGCTGTAGGTGGTGTTGGTACTGATGTCACGTTTGAAGCGCGTAACATCAACCTGCTTGGTCAACGAATATGGGAAGATGCAGGGCAGTCATCAGATCCAGGTGGCTACCTTTTCATCGGCCTTTTGTTCGATGCGGCAGGTGATACGGCAGGTGATCTTTCATTCGTGATTGAGTACGTTGTCAACTAAACAACAGAGGGGGCGGCAACGCCCCTTCTTCTCTGGAGGGTGACATGCCATCGGTTGTGGATATTTGTAACGAGGCAATGGATTTGTTGGGTGCCGCAACTATCACTGCCCTCACAGAAAACTCTAAAGAAGCAAGATTGTGTAACCGCAGGTTTGAAACTGTAAGAGACTCAGTGTTGCGTGCGCATCCTTGGAACTGCGCGATCACAAGAGCAACGCTTGCACAAAACAGTGATGCGCCAGCTTTTGGCTTCAACTTTCAATATAACTTACCTTCAGATCCGTTTTGTCTGCGCGTGTTGTCGTTTTGGAATACAAACGTAGACAATGAGCTATCCGCATATGATAGCAACATCATGTTCAAGATTGAGGGGCGCAGGGTTCTAAGCAACGAAAGCACATGCAAGATTATCTATATATCTAGGGTCACTGACCCAGAACAGTTTGACAGTCTGCTTTCATCTACGATAGCGCATCGTCTGGCCTCTGAGACAGCCTATGCAATCACAGGCAGTAACAGTGTGGCACAGGCTATGGTTGCGCTGTATGACGCACGGCTAAAAGAAGCGCGTAGCATGGATGCTATGGAAGGATTCCCAGACCAAATACGGGCAGATGAGTTTATAAATATAAGGTTCTAGTATGGCGCGTGTATCAACGATTATAACGAACTTTCGCGCTGGAGAGTTTTCGCCAAGGCTTGAAGGCCGTATTGATCTTCAAAAGTACAACGAGGCGGCAAAAGAACTTACCAACATGATAAGTTTTCCACAGGGTGGCATTACACGCCGCCCTGGTTCTTATTTTGCTGGTGCGTCAAAGGCTGGCGGCAAGGTGCGCCTTGTAAACTTTGAGTTTAGTGATGAGCAAGCATATGTGCTGGAGTTTGGTGAAAACTACATACGCTTTTTCAAAGACGAGGGCATACTTACTGAGACTGCCAAAAACATCACGGCTGTTACGCAGGCAAATCCAGCAGTCGTAACGTCAAGCTCTCACGGCTTTTCCAACGGTGACACGGTATTCATCACTGGCGTTGTTGGAATGACAGAGATCAACAACACAGAGTTTACCGTAGCTGGCGCGACAACAAATACTTTTCAGCTTTCCGGCATCAACAGCAGTGCGTTTACAGCTTACAGTTCCGCTGGCACAGTTGGAAAAATAGTAGAAGTTACAACTACTTACACAGAAGCGCAGGTGTTTGAGTTGAATCATGTGCAGTCTGCTGACGTTTTGTTTCTTGCGCACAAAGACCATGAGCCAGCAAAGCTGACCAGAACAACGGCAACCAGCTTTACGTTATCTGACATTGATTTTATTGATGGACCGTATGAGGATGAAAACTCTACGACTACAACCATAACATCAGATGCAAACACTGGCACAGTAACGCTCACTGCATCTGCCGATTTGTTTGACGCATCAAAAGATGTTGGTTCTATATTTAGATTCCGTGATGTCATTGAGGTGTCTCACCCAGCGTGGGCAACTGGTGACACATACTCACAAAATGATATCGTGCATCACAACGGCAATGTTTATAAGAAAACAGACGCTGGCTCTAGTGAGTCAACTGGCGCACAGGCCCCTGTGCACCTTTCAGGTTCAGAAGTTTACGGCAATCATACATGGCAGTTTCAGCACAATGGCACTGGCTTTGTAAAAATTACTGCTGTGACTAACGCAACAACAGCAACGGCAGTAGTACAGAACAGTGGGACAAACAGTGTTATAGACAACCTTGTGCTGCCCAAAAATGCAACAGATGGCACAACCAAATGGTCAAGGGGTGCGTTCAGCATTAGAAACGGCTTTCCTCGCGCTGTGGCTTTCTATGAGCAGCGTTTGTACTACGCAGGCACCACAGCCCAGCCACAGACCATCTTTGGCTCTGTAAGCGCAGATTTTGAGAACCATACTCCTGGCACCACAGATGACGCAGCTATCAATGTAACGATTGCGTCAGATCAGGTGAATGTCATCAAGCATTTGTTACCTGCGCGTTTCTTGCAGATATTGACTACAAGCTCTGAGTTTACCTTGTCTGGTGGTGCTGGTAGTGAGCCTGTGACACCTACCAACGTCAACGTGCTAAGAGAAACAACTTTTGGCACCTCAAATGTGCGTCCATTGCGTGCAGGAAACAGCACTATCCTTGTGCAAAAGGGTTCTGAAAAAGTCAAAGAGATTACCTTTGATCTTGATACAGACGGTTTGTTGGGAATTGATCTGACCGTTTTGGCAGACCATGTAGCGCGTGGCGGTCTTACAGATATGGTTTGGCAGCAAGAGCCAGAACTTATCCTGTGGTTTGTGCATACTGATGGCACGCTTGTTGGCCTTACATACGACAGGGCAAACGGCGCAGTGGGCTGGCATCAGCATGTCTTGGGCGGTGTAAGTGCAAACTGCACAATAACTGTAAGTGATTACGCAAACATAGCTGTTGGCACAACACTTACATTTACCAAGAGTGACGGCACAACGGTTACATTTACATCAGAGGCTGCTGGTAGCTCAGACCCAGCATCATCAACAGGCTTTCGTCCCAACACATCAAACAATGTAACAGCAGACAATATCTTCACCGCTATCAATGCGCATGATGATTTTGTGGTGGCAAACCCAAGTGCGGCAGTTGTTACTGTGCAGGAAAGCAGCCCAACGCCTGGCGGGTTGTTGTCATGTGTAAGCTCTGACACTACACGCCTTGCAACAACTAACGAGGCAGCACCGATAGTAGAGAGCATAACTGCAATACCAAGCGGTGCAGAAGATCAGGTGTATCTGTCTGTAAAACGTATCATTAATACCAGCACTGTGCGCCACATTGTATATCTCAAGTCAGTTGATTTTGGCACGGCGGTAAGTGACGCGTTCTATGTGGACAATGGCCTCACATACAGCGGGTCAGCTACAACAACCATATCAGGTCTGAATCACCTAGAAGGAGAGGTTGTATCTATACTTGCAGATGGCGCGGCGCACGCTGTAAAGCAGGTGTCTGGCGGCAGTATAACCCTGGATGTAAGCACAACAAAGGCGCAGATTGGGTATGGTTATCAGTCGTTTGTTGAAACTTTGCGCATGGAAGCTGGCGCAGAGGACGGCATATCACAGGGCAAGATCAAAAGAATACATGGTGTTACAGCACGTTTTTTGAATAGTGTGGGCGCAGAGATTGGGCCAAGTCTTACCAGCCTAGATAGAATACCATTTAGAGACAGCAGTATGGCAATGGACGAGGCTGTGCCTATGTTTACTGGCGATAAAGAAATATCTTTCCCATCTGGATACGACAATGACGCGCATGTGGTCGTGCGCCAGAACCAGCCATTGCCTATGACAATCCTTGCAATTATGCGGAGGTCAAACACTTTTGATGCTTAGAGTATGCAAGTTTTCAAGAGAGCATATAGATCATCTGAAGCTGATGTTTGAGTTTTCGGATGCTGGCAGGAAGGCATTGGTAGAACACAAAGATATGAACGGATATTCACTATTCGATCAAGATGAAGTAATAGGTATAGGTGGCATACACAACATATGGGATCATGTGGGTGAGGCATGGCTGCTGTTGGGCAAGGACGCTGTAACAAAACCCACATCTGTAGCAAGGCATACCGCGTATATGTTTGATTATTTGCAAGAAGAGTTTGATTACCAAAGAATACAGGCAAGTATTGCTGTAACTGATAAAACTGCGAAGCGTTTTGCTGAGTGGCTTGGCTTTCAAAATGAGGGTGTAATGAAGAAGTATGGGCCAGATGGCACAGATTATTACCGTTACGCAAGGGTGATTTAATGGTAGATCCAGTAACCGTTGCCGCAGTAGCCACAACCGCCAGCACTGTACTTGGATTTAAGGGAAACCAAGCGTCTGCAAGAGCCGCGAGGCAAACTGCCGAATACAATGCGCAGGTTGCTGAAAACGAAGCTGTTGTTCTGCAAAGAGCTAAAATAGATCAGGAAGCAAACCTTAGACGGGCAAACGAGAGGCTTACTGGTCAGCAAGTAGTAGCCACCGCAGCGTCTGGAGTTGAGTTATCAGGAAGCCCCTACTTAGCTTTGGCTGACTCATACTTTGCTATGGAACGTGATGCTTTACGCATACAGTACGCGAGTGATGTTGAAACAGCAGGGCAGTTAGCACAAGCAGCTATGGCGCGTGCGGCTGGAAACGCAAGGGCATCAGCGTTCCGCACAGCAGCTTACACAACCCTTCTGGACGGCGCGGGGCAGGCGGCAAGCATAAGGCAGCAACAAGACTTTTTTGATCTTCAAGACAGATACAGACAACAAGAGTTGGATAGATAGAGATGCCAAAGATTCCTTTGTATGCAAGAGGTATGGGTTCACAAGTAGACCTTGCTACAGGGTCTTTGGGACCAAGTGCGCCAACAGAGGCCTTTGCAGCACCAGGACAGGCGATGGCTAGGGCTGGGCAAGCTATAGGGCAGACTGGCAGGCAGTTTGCCAAAAATATGATGGAGTTTGATAACGCCAGCAAAGACCTAGAGTTTAAGTTTCAGAAAGCGCAAAAAGATGAAGAAACAAAAACTTTGTCACAAAAATTTGCTGCTCAAGCATATACGCAAGCAGATACTTACACTTTAGAAACCAAAGAACCAAATATGGAAAAAATGGTAACTGGTCTGACAAACACAGTTCAAACACCCATTTTAAATGAAATTAAGGGATTAAATTTAACGCCTAGTCAAACTGAAGCAATCACTGGTTCAGTTTTGCAAACTATGAAATTCAAGGTCGCAGACGCAAAGAAAGTGTCTTTTCAGTATAGCCAAGGAGAAAAATCTGCGGCATCAAACGCAACGCTTGAAAATGCTTTAGCTGAAATAAGCAAAACAGATAATAGCACAGATTTTAATGCAATCGTTGCAACTAGTTTGGCTCTTATAGATGATGGCCGACAAAATCAACTAAGTTTGAATTATGGCAGAAAAACATTTCTAGCAGAGGCGCAGACAAGATTTTTTTCTGGAAAAGTCGATGAGTTACAAAATTTTGCAAACGCAGAGGTTTTAAAATCAACAGTTGCTGCAAGCTCAGAGTTTGCCTCTGAGTCAATCAAGCAGCAAATACTTAGTTCTATTGACACAAAAATAACTGAGCTTGAAGAAGGCAAGAGAGATGAGGTCAGAGATGTGCTTCTTGGGGCAAATCTTACGGGAGATGAAGAGGCGCAGGCTTTAGCGCAGATGAGGGATGTTGACGCTGGTTTTGTCACAATCGAAAGAGAGGATGAAACTATTAGCATTGATTTGCGTGGCACAGGCGCAAAGTTTCGCACTGCATTGGCAAATCAGTTTGAGCAGGGATACAAGACATCACAAGCCAAGGCAAACAAAAACTTAATAGATACGCTTTACCCTACAATCGCTAGCATGGACCGTGATGAATTAAATGCTTTTATAGACGAAGCGAAAACGCTTACTGGTCGGTTTTCTGGTTTTGGGCGTGATGTAGCAGAGCCACTAATAAGCAATGCAAACCAAGCTCTCGCTGTCTTGGATAAGGAGCTAGGCGCATCAATCCAAGCAGATACCAAAGCTATTGAAACAATCCTTGTTGCTAATGAAGGGCAAACCACGCCAAACGCGCAGTCAATAATAGACAATGTTGCGATTAAAATATCTCAACTGTCTCCCGACAATGATGTTCCGGGACAGTCTTTTGACGAAGCCATGACTGGCGTGCGCAATGCTGGCGTTTTGTTTTCTAGTGTAAAGTTTGGCACGCCATCTGAAATAGCAGCAGCGCGTGGTGCATTGCAAAGGGAAAGGGCAGAGGCAACAACAACAGAAAGCGCAAGAATAGCGGAAATAAAAAGTGATCGTTTCGAAGAAATGTTAGCAGCGCGTGCAAGCAGCCTTTCAAATGACCCTGTAAAGTTTATTCAAGACGATTTGCAAGTTAAGGGTCAGGATGCTGCTAGCATTGACCAACTCATATTTTTGCAGAGGCAGATGGGCATAGCTGATGTTGATATAAGGATTGCAGCAGATGCTGAAATAGATGCTTTTCAGTCTCAGTTTAAAGATCCAGAGCTTACGGCAAGGGAAAAATCTGACCTTGGGATTGCTTTTATTACCAAGTTTGGCGTTGAAAATGAGTCGCGTATCATGCGCAACTTAATGAATCAAGGTGTTTTGAGCCTTGCTGATGCTTGGGTGATTGCAAATCCAGGCAACGTAGCTGGGTTTGATATTGAAGCAGCAAATCGTCCTGATGTTGTTAAAGAGCTAAAAGCAAACATTGGCACAACTACCTATAAAGAGATTATGGCAGAGGTGATGGCGCAAAACGCTGAATATTCTGGCAGTATTATTGGCGGCACAACTGACAGTGTTGTTTCGCGTGGAGCTACGGGATCGCGCACGCTTCATGTAACAGCGATGAACAATCTAATTCAGAACACGGCGGCATATTACATGAACGCTGGAGAGCCAGACATGACCAATGCTGTGGAAAAAGCAGTCAATAATATTGTCAACAGTCAGTTTTCATTCGCTGAAGTCAACGGCAAACCTCTGCGTATGCTTAAGGGACTTGAAAACTCATCAGCAGAGATTGGTAATGTGTTAAACTCCCTTGTGAGTGACGAAAAGTCCAGAGAGATGATTGTTGGTTTTGCAAACATACCGCCTGTGAGTGGCAATGTTGACGCAAATCAAAAGTACAAACAAGATTTAGCGCAGGGTTATTGGGTAACAACCTCAGACCATAAGGGCGCATACCTTGTAGACCAAACTGGCAACATGGTTACAAGAAGGATTGACCCTGGCCCAACAGCCATTTCACCAGATCAGGCATTTGTTACTATAAGGTTTTCTGACATCCTGCCTTTGATTGCAGAAATGGAGCGGTTGTCATCTGAAACAGGGACAGCAGCACAAAAAATAACACGGCGCAAAGAGATAGCCAGAAGGCTGCTCCAGTAATGGTAGATTTTTTCGTACCAGAGCAAAAATACGATCAAAACGCTTTTGACAACTATTTCGATGTGTCAAAGGCTGGCACTCTTGATGTGCTTGGCGCAACGCTTGATGAAACCCTGTACTATAACCCTCTAAGCGCACTGAACCGCACGTTTGACCAGTATTTAGGTCCAGGTGCAAATGGTCGGGTGCTATCTTCTGATGAGTTTCGTGACAGTAAATACTTTCGTGAAGGCATAGAAGTAGATGAGAACGGCATTACAGAGGGTTTGGCAAACCTGCTTTCGGAGCGTCACGACAGGCGTGAGAACTTTAGGTTTACCCTAAACAGATCACGCGGTGGCTTTGGGCTAGGTGCGGCACAGTTTGGCACAATGCTGGCTGGCTCTATGCTTGACCCTCTCAACGTGGCATCAGCCTTCATCCCAGCTATAGGTCAGGCGCGTATGGCTACTATGGCAGCACGTTTTGGCAAGACTGGCAGCAGATTGATGGCTGGCGCGATAGATGGTGCGGTTGGCGCAACTGTGCTGGAGCCACTTGTCATCGGTCAGGCGTATTTAGAGCAAGATGCTGACTATGGCCTTATGGACAGCTTTCTCAACGTCACATTCGGTTCAGTTCTTGGCGGTGGCTTGCACGTTGGATTCGGCAAAATATCTGACAGGATAGAGGCCAGCAGGGTAAGCGATGAGGCTTTGGCACGCAGCGTTGCGCAAGCGGTCACGGATCAGCCAATAACCGCTGGTCGGTTAGTTGAGCAACAAGAAGCAGCAAAAGATGCAGACATTATTGCTAGAGCAAACGAGCGTTTAGCCCAGGATCGCTCTGTGAGGGGCGTAGAGCGTAGGTTTGACCCTGAGACTGGTGATATTATAGAAGAAACGGTTTTGCGCGGTGACGAGCCTCGCCAGCGGCCAGCAGAGCCAAGACGCAAAGGCAGGGCTCGTCCACCACAGTTGCGTGTTGAAGAGCCAAAGACACTGATACAATACATCAGGGCAAAGGGTGGGATAGACCCTAACAGCACAGGTGCCGCTGACTTGAAAGAAGCTATCCCAGCGGCAAAGGCTGGTAAGTTTTATGTAAGCGCAGCAAAGGGTGGACGTTCTGTTGATGACATGCTTACAGCCGCTAGAGAGGATGGGTATTTGCCAGCAGCTATTGAGGGTGTGCCTGATGAGATTGATATCAACGATTTTATCAACGCTGTGCGAGAGGACAAGGCTGGAAACAAGCAATATTCAGCAGCAGAGCAAGACGCTGTAGATGCCTATCAAGCCGCACAAGACCTTCAAGAGTTTTTGGATAGGCGCGGCATTGACCCAACAGGCTTGAGCGAGACAGAGCTTGATATCACAATAGCAGAAACTGAGTTGCTTGAATACAACCAAAATGCAGTATCTGGCTTAGAGCAACGTGATGTGGAGCCGCAGTCTCTTGAAGGTTCACCGCTCACCCAGCAAGAGTCTTTGAACGCTCAGAATGAGGCGCGTATTCAAGATTATAACCTTGGCGTTGATGCAGACCAGAAGTCGAAACTTGACGAGATGGACGCTGCTGGCATGGATCTAACAACCCAAGAGTTTCAAGATACTGTTGATGAGATAGCGTTGCTTGAACAGGATTTAGAAATATTGCGTGCTGACGTTACCATACCTGCTGACATAGATGAGGACATTCGTATAGCAGATGAGGCTTTGCGCCGCGCAGATGAATATATGGATGAAGCCGCTAGAACAGCCGCAGTCTGTGTAAACAGAAATGGCAGGAGCGTAGGATGAGCATAAAGATTTGTAGCGCAGAGCTACGCAAGATTGCGCAAGACAAAGATATAGCTGTCGCGCAGGATGAGATAGATGCCATCCTCAAAATTATGCAAGACAAGATTGATCGCCGTGGCGGTGTTTACGGTGACAGTGAGCTTGGCGAACTCATTGCAGAGGCAAAAGAATTAGCCAAAAGAGCAAGGATTGAGTCTGCCATACAAAAGCGAAATCGTCTTATCAATGCACGCGCATACGCAACGGTGATGACTGCATTGCGTCAGGAGCCTAATGATCCTGGCAAAGCGTTGTCTGCTATCCTTGTTGGCGATGCAAGGCGTAGCCTGTACAGCATTGACGCTAAGCAGCGTAGTATATTTTTAGACAACACGGGCGCGTTGGTAGGCGAGTTAAAACGAAATGATTTGCTAGATATTTTCCGCTCCAATGAGCTAGATGAAAAAATTTATCAAGAAATGTTTGATGGCCTTGGAAGCAGTGGCAGCAAAGAGGCGCGTCAAATTGCAGAGACCATTAAAAAGGTACAGAAGCGTCTGTTAGACCGCAAGAACAGAAACGGTGCAAACATTGGTGAGCTTGAGAACTATGTTGTGCGCCAGCACCATGACCCATTGTTGATACGCGGCAAAGGCACAGAAGAAGATAAACAAGCGTGGATTACTTTTGTGTCTGAAAACATGGACATAGAAAAAACTATGGCTAACAAGCCAGACGACATGACTGAGGTTGAGTTTCTTGGCTCTATGTATGACAACCTTGTTAGCGGAAACCATATGAAGGTTGACGGCGTGGGTGGTGTAGGCGGTGCGCAGCCAGAGTTTAAGGGGCCAGTAAATCTTGCCAAACGCCTTAGTGCGCAGCGCATAATCCACTTCAAAAATGGTAAATCTGCGCTGGCATACGCAAACAGGTTTAGCCGCATGAAACTGTCTGAGGCCGTGTACCAAGGCATCTCTCATGATGCGCAAGCCATAGGTTTGCTTGAAACTTTTGGCACAAACCCAAAAGCCATGTTCGACAGAATAATTACAGAAATAAAGCCAAAGGGCGTTGCAAAGCCCATAAAAGAAGGACGCTTGAGAAACCAGTTTGCAGAGCTGGATGGCACAACTCGCGCACTAGGCGCAACCCAGCCCATACTGAATACAACGGTTACTTACGCTGGCATAGCTGCTGGCTTTCGTATGTTGCAATCAATGGCAAAGCTAGGATTTGCTACCATTTCATCGTTTTCAGACATTGCAACCAAGGCAGCGTTTATAAACGCAAACACAGAACGGAACATTTTTGGTGCTTATGCCTCTGCTTTGCGTGATACATTTCGTTTGTTCAACAGCAAAGAGCAAAAAGAGTTGGCATACCTGCTAAGTGTTGGTGTTGAAAACGAGTTAGCAGACGTTCACGCTAGATTTGGTGCAAATGATAGCGGTCCTGGAATGATATCAAAGGCACATCAGTTGTATTTTAAGCTGAACGGTATGCAATGGTGGAACAGCACACAAAAGGTTGGCATTGCGCGTATGTTGTCTGCTGACCTTGCTAACTACAGCAACAGATCCTACAACGCGATACCACCAGAAACACGCAGGTTGCTTAGTCTTTACGATATAAATGAGGCAGAGTGGTCTTTGTTCCGTGGCATGGACATGAAGGCGGCTGATGGGCGCAAGTATCTGGTGCCTGATATCGCTGATGAAATAGCTGTTGAAAAGATAGACCCGTTGATCGCGCAACGCACAGGACAGCTTGATATAACAGACAAGATGCGCCAACAGTTTCGTGATGACCTACGCAGTAAAATATCAGCTTACTACGCTGATAGTGCAGACACGGCTATCCCAACCCCAGGCGCAAGAGAGCGTGCTATTATGAACCAAGGGTTGCCACGCGGTACAGTTATGGGTGAAGCAATACGAATGATTATGCAGCTTAAAGGCTTTCCAATCACCTATGTTACAAAAGGCTTGAGCAGGCAAAAAGCCTCATCTGGATATTATGGCGTTGCAAAGATGATGGTTGGCTCAACAATGATGGGATATATGTCGGTTACACTTAAAGACATTTTAAAAGGAAAAGAACCTGCGGAGGTTTTTGGTGATGATTATACCTTAAATAAAGAGCTGTTGTTCCGTGCCTTTACACAAGGTGGCGGTGCAGGAATCTACGGAGACTTCATATTTGGTGAGTTTAACAGGTATGGTCAGGGGCCGCTTGAAACTCTTGCTGGCCCTACCTTTGGCACGGCGGCAGATGTGTTACAGATTTACGGCAAGTTTCGCAGCGGTGACGATGCGGCAGCAGAAACAGTAAGATTAGCTATGCGCAACATTCCTGGCGCAAACTTGTTCTATGCAAAGTTGGCGTTAGACTACTTGTTTATGTATGAGCTAACAGAGTTTGCAAATCCTGGCTATTTCAAACGTATGGAGAGGCGCATGAAGAAGGACACAGGGCAAGAGTTTTACTTTCCACCATCACAGTATGTACGATAGGGATAAAATCGCGTATAAAGGTGCAAGGAGTTAGACATGACAGTTAGCAGCACAACCAAAAGGAATAGCTATACAGGGGATGGCTCAACTACCACCTTTGCTTACTCCTTTAAGATATTTGATGACGACGATATTACTGTCATCCTGCGCACTACAGCGACTGGCACAGAGTCTGTGCAAAGCAAAACAACGCACTACAGCGTAACGGGTGTTGGCAGTGCAAGTGGTGGCAATGTGGTGTTTGGCAGTGCGCCATCATCAGCGCAAACAGTGGTGCTGCTACGCCAGACTGCGCAGACACAGGCCACAGACTACACTCCAAATGATCCGTTCCCTGCCGCCTCACATGAGGACGCTCTTGATAAGCTAACGCTTATGACACAAGACCAGCAGGACGAGCTTGATAGAGCGATTAAGCTGTCTCGCACAAACACCATGACATCGACTGAGTTTACAGTCACGGCAGCAAACCGCGCCAACAAGATATTTGCTTTTGACAGCAGCGGAGAGTTGGCTGTAACGCAAGAGATTGGCACATTCACGGGTAATTTTGCTGCAAGCACAGCATACAACGTGCGTGATCTAATTAAGGATACTAGCACAAACAATATCTTCATCGTCAACGAGGCACACACAAGCTCTGGCTCAGAGCCGCTAACAACCAATGCCAATAGTGCTAAGTATGATTTGATTGTAGATGCTGCATCTGCTACGACAAGCGCGTCAGCAGCGGCTTCATCTGCTACGGCAGCGGCATCAAGCGCATCTACTGCCTCGACTCAGGCGTCAAATGCGAGTTCAAGCGCGTCAACGGCAAGTACACAGGCATCAAATGCCTCATCTTCTGCCTCTACAGCCTCAACACAAGCGTCTAATGCTTCATCGTCAGCCACAGCAGCGGCGTCATCAGCGACAGCGGCGGCTAATTCTGCCACATCTGCGGCTAGTTCAGCGGCATCACTTACAACAGGAATCTCAGAGGACAACATCTTGCAAGCAGCGGCAGGGGTTGCGGATGATGACTTTTTGAGGGTAAATGGTACTAAGATAGAGGGCAGATCGGCATCTGAGTTGTTGTCTGACATTGGTGCTACCACACAAGCAATCGCGCAAGCTGACGCCACAGCACTTGCGATTGCGTTAGGATAGGGGTAACAAATGGCAAATACATTCAAAGTAGTATCGCATGACGTGATGCCAGCATCCTCTGGGACGCCAGAAGATTTATACACCACGCCAAGTTCGACGACCACGGTGGTCATAGGGTTGATTTTGGCAAACATTCATACAGCGCAGGTTACCGCCTCGGTGAAGTTGGTTTCAGACACCTCTGGTGGTGGCAGGGCTGCAACAAACACAACCACGTTTTTGATTAAGTCTATGCCAATCCCAGTTGGCGCGGCAATGGAAGTGCCGATAAGTGGCAAGGTGGTGCTTGAAACAACTGATAAGTTACAAATAGATTGCTCTGTGGCAGACAAGGTTTCAGTAACTTTGAGCATTATGGAGATAACCTGATGAGCAAGGATTCTTTTATAGGTAAGGATGGGCGGCAAACAAGTTATGAGTCTGTCATAAGGCAGAATGAGCAAAGCGTAGTGCAAAGCCTTACTATCGACGCAACAAACAGCGGAATGTCTGCTGGACCAATAACAGTTGAAACCACTGCAACCGTCACTGTTAACGGATATTGGAGCATCGTATGAGTAGCCAACTAAATGTAGATACCATTGTAGATAAGGCTGGCTCTGGCGGTTCTAATGTCAAGATGGCTAATACATCTACTTATGTGTCAGATGGTGGCAGTGCTACGCAGAATACCGTTCAGGGGCTGCTAAAAGGGTGGGTTAGAATAGACGGTGATGCAAGTGGCGCATCTATTGATGACTCATTCAATTGTGCGGGGATAACCGATAACGGCACCGGAGATTATTCAGTAACTAGAACTAACAATATGTCCTCTGTTGATACTTATTACGTTATTGAAGGACAGTTTATTAATTCAGTAAACACTAATGGCACAGACTGGTCTGGCAGCACAGCCGCACTGGTTCGCTATAAAGTTTTTGATACCAGTGCTACTGACCGTGACCCTGTTGGTTACGCTGTCATAGGAGACCTTGCATAATGGCTAGTCAATTAAAAGTAGATACAATCACAGGAGTAACCACGGCTGGCGCAATCAACGTCACTCTTGAGGGTAGTGAAACAGGAGTTCTTCAAGAGGGTCTTGCAAAAATGTGGTGCATATTCAACGGCACTAGCAACGCAATTTTAGATAGCATCAACTCTGCAAGCCTTACAGACAATGGCACTGGTGAGTATGCTGTAAATTATACAAACGCGTTTAGTAGTGCAGATAAATATGTTTCGTTTATGTCTGCTGATGAAAATAACAGTTCTAACTTTTGTAGAATAGGTACACTACAGGCTCAAGCAGCATCAAGCGGAAAAGTTATATGCAGCTTGGCTAGTGATTGCGCTGTTAAAGACTGTGCAAGAGTGCATAAAATGAATCATGGGGAACTTGCATAATGGCTAGTGAACTTAGAGTAAACACACTAAAGGATGCCAGCGGGAACAACAGCGTGGCTACGTCGGTTGTGTCCAACGGTTCTTTGAAAGCGTGGCGTAAATACACTTGTGTAACAACGACAGCAAACACCGATTCATTTAATTTTAGTAGCATAACAGACAATGGAACGGGTGATACAAATCACAATTTATCAACTGCTATGGGCAATGCTACTTACACAATTATGCACAATACACAATATGCCACATACAGTGGTTATGCTAATACTGGCACGTTAACAACATCGGCGTTCAGGACAGGCGTTTACAATTCATCAGTTGCAGCCGTTGATGTTGAGCATAACTTTGTTCATATCGCAGGAGACCTAGCATGACAGATACACCAGAGTTTCAAGGTGTGCATCTGTGGGATAGGCTGTGCTGGGCAAAGGAAAACCTTGATCCATATCAGTCTGACTACCGTGTGGTGTACGAGGACAGCGTAGATGAATGCGCCAAGATACTTGTGCCTGACCCTAACTGGATGGCGTGTGCCTTGCAGGGCGGCATCCTGCCTCCAGTGGAAGTATACTGGGAGTTAGCAAAGGATGAAGCTAAAGAGGGCTTTACAAAACACACTCGTGGCTACCTCTTGCACAACACTAAGCCTATAGAAGCCATGACAGAAGAACAAGCTATTGAATATTTGATTATGAAGGATGTGCCACAGTCTGTGTGGCGCACTTGGAATGAAGGCAACAAGCCAAAGATGGTAATATGCCGTAAGGAACAGCTTCCAGCAACTCGTGAGTGGCGCAATGCTTGGAAGATTAGCGAAGACCTAGCCACTGATGAAGTAGCCGCATAAGGAGATTATCATGGCAACAACTATTATTGTAGATAAGGACGGCAACTCGATTGATGCCTCAGCCGCTACCGTTCCATCAGATCGTCACTTCCGCAACGCATGGACGCTATCTGGCAACGTTATTTCTGAGGATATGACCGCCGCTAAAAAAATCTTTCAAGACAAGATCCGTGAAGTACGCAAGCCGCTTCTTGAGGCGGAGGACGTAGTGTATATGAAGGCACTTGAGGCTGACGATGCGTCTGCCAAGACCGCCTCTGTAGCTAAGAAAAAGGCACTGCGAGATGCACCTGCTGCCTCTGCAATCAGCAGTGCAGACACGATTGCAAAGCTCAAGGCAGCTTGGGATACAAGTGTGCTTGGCACTAGCCCATACGCCTAATGAGCAAGCCTACAGCCGCATCTGTACAGGCCCAGATAGACACCCATGAAGCTGTTTGTGCAGAACGCTGGAAGGAAACCATTCTGCGTATCAAACGCATTGAACACATTATGATTGGCACCGCTGGAACGACTATCATTTTACTTTTAGGAATAATAGTAAATGGATGATTCATGCCTTTTTGTTGTTTGTATTTGTGGGCATTGGTGAGGACAAACGCCTTAAAAGTAATGATATGTATTTTCGCTCTGTCGATGACTGCGTGTACTTTGCACAACAACTGCATAAGCAGGGAAACACAATCACGGCCTATTGTTTGCCAGTCGTGGTAACTAAGGAGACAAAGGTGTACTAATGGACCCCGTTACCGTTATGGCTACTGCCACTGCTGCTTTTAATGCTGTAAAAAAAGGTGTGCAGATAGGGCGTGACATAGAAAGCATGGCATCTGATCTTGGCAGATGGATGGGCGCACTCAGCGACCTGGACATGTTGGAAAAAGAAGCCAAGAATCCCCCAATATTTAAGAAACTGTTTGCTGGCAAGTCTGTTGAGCAAGAGGCTATGGAGACGTTCGCCGCCAAGCGAAACGCAGAACAGCAACGAACCGACCTCAAAAACTTCATAGGCATGATGTACGGCAAGTCCAAATGGGATGAGCTTATTGCTATGGAGGGCAAGATTAGAAAACAACGGCAAGAAACTCTGTATATTCAGAGGCAACGCAGACGTAAGTTTGTAGAAATTGTTGCTTGGATTGTAATGGGACTGATTGGCTGCGCTGTATTGGTTACGTTTGTGATGCTGCTAAAGGCGCACACCGCTAGGGCAGAGCCAGAGCATGTTGTTTGTCGCTTGGTAGGTTGTGAAAAGATTGAAGATCAGAGGTGGTGTGTGTACCGTGGCGCGTACAATATTCAAGAAACCATTAACTTTCGGCTAGATGAATGGTTCCCGCGTGAATTTTTGTGTGATTTTGTGAGGGGTGCGCCGCGCCCACCATCAATGCGTGAAACCATGAAAGCGATTAGGGAGAGCCAGAAATGACAGTAGAAGATGTTGCAAGGAAGATGCTTGAGCTAAAGATACTGCCGCGTTTTTGTATCTTAGTAATGACAGGTGTTTACATCCGCTGCATAGAATGGGCATTGTCACAGCCTGATCTTACCACACAACAAGCTAGTCTTATAAGTGTCGTGACTGGTGCAATGACAGGCAGCCTAGCAGTCTGGTTAAACTCGGAGAGGCACTAATGTTACAGGCTTTATTGGGCCCAATATCTTCACTTGCAGGTACTTGGCTTGAAGGCAAGGTTGAAACAAAGAAAGCTGAAGCTGCATCGAAAGTCGCAAAGGCAAAGGCTGAAGCGACTATTATGGAAAAGAAGGCCACGGGTGAGATTGATTGGGATCTGACTATGGCTGAGGGCAGCAAGCATAGCTGGAAAGACGAGTGGCTTACGATTTTGTTCTCTGTGCCTCTTGTGTTAGCCTTTTGTGGAGAGTGGGGACGCAACATTGTATCTGAGGGGTTTACTGCTTTGAACGCTATGCCAGACTATTACAGATACACTCTTGGCATAATTGTCAGTGCCAGCTTTGGTACGAGAGCAGCGACAAAGTTTTTTGGAGGCAAAAAGTAATGGCTAGAAAGTTTCCAAAGGTGCCAAAGACAAAGGGCGGTGTGCCAAGAAAGTATGTGCGCGGTGCTAAAAATCCATCGGCAAGAGAAGCAGAGATCAAACGCACAAAAAAACTTTACAAACAAGGTAAGCTCACCAAAGCTATGATGGATAGGATTAGCAAACAGAGGAGTCGCGGATGAGCAAAGCAGCAGTCATAGCCAAATACTCCAAGTCATCAGGCATATCAAAGTCAACGCTCAGTAAAGTGTATTCCAGAGGGTTAGGAGCTTACTATTCTCAGGGCAGTAGACCGCGTGTTTCTGCGCATCAGTGGGCGGCTGGGCGCGTTCGTTCGTTTGCCACGGGCAAGGGTGGCGCACGCACGGCAGATGCAGATTTACTGCGCAAGAAGAAGGCGAAAAAGACATGATGAAGAAAAGTGCAAAGGCAAAGGTAAAAAAGGTTGCCAAGAAGCTACGCGGTGCATCTAAAGCACACGCAGGGCAAGCAAAGATGCTTGAGAGTTTGTTTAAGAAAAACGGCAAAAGGAGAAGGTGATGCCAGGTACAAAATACTCTCCAAAGCAAAAGAAACTTGCAAGGGTAGCCGCACCACGAGACAAGATTACTGCTGCTGACTTTGCAAAGCTACGCAAGGGCAAGCGTAAAAAGAAAGCGCGTGCATGAGACTGTCACAAAACTTTACACTGCGTGAGCTTACCAAAAGTCAAACAGCAGAGCGTAAGGGTATCCCTAATGAGCCAGATCAAGACACGATAGATAATATTATTGATCTGTGTGACAAGATTTTGCAACCAGTGCGTGATGAGTTTGGCCCTGTAACAGTTACGTCTGGATACCGTTGCCCAGAGTTGTGTGTTGTGATTGGTAGCTCAATGAAGTCTCAGCATACAAAAGGTGAGGCTGCTGACTTTGAGGTAGCTGGTGTGTCAAACATGGTTGTTGCCAAATGGATTGCAGACAACTTAGAGTTCGATCAACTTATACTTGAATGTTATACTGGCGGTAACACGGGATGGATTCATTGCAGCTACGCTCCTGATCCACGCAAAGAAGTTCTTACTTACGACAGAGAGAACGGATACAGACACGGTTTGATTGATGGTAGCTAAAAGATTTCAAAATCCAAAAGGTGGCTTGAATCAGAAGGGCAGAGACTTTTTCAAGAGAACCACGGGCGCAAACTTGAAACGCCCGATAAAGTCTGGTGACAATCCACGCAGGGCTAGCTTTCTAGCACGCATGGGTAACATGAGGGGACCAGAGAGAAAGAATGGCAAACCAACGCGCTTACTACTGTCACTCCGCGCATGGGGTGCAAGCAGCAAGGCTGACGCAAGGAAGAAGGCGGCAGCAATCTCCAAACGAAACAAAGCCAAGAAAGGGAAAGCATAATGCCTGGACATTACGGAAAAGCCAAAGGCGGCATGGGAATGAAGAAGAAGTCTGCCAAGATGAAGAGGCAAGCAGCGACAGCTATTGCTATGAAGAAGGCGGGGAAAAAACCTAAGAAGCGCAAGTAATTAGGTCTTTATTGCAAATCTTCAATCAACTGACGCATCTCTTTGCGGGAGTACCCAGTGTCGGTTGGCATGCCTTCTATATAATACCTCATGACAGTGTTGTATGTGTTTGGACGCCACGCTGCAAATGATATGTGCAAAACCTTTTTGCCGCGCCAGATTCTGCAATACTTTTTGCACATAGAAAGTCCGTATATCTTAAACCCCGCTGGTCGCAGATATTTTTTATAACGAAACACTTCCTTGCCAAACAAACTGACAATACCATCATCAATCTCTTTCCAAGGGTTAGGCCAGTTATTGGGTATGTTTAAATGATCCCTCTTTATAAAATTTGCCTGTGAAAGCATATAGCTTGTGCCAAGCTCTTTGTTCTTTTGATCCATTGCTTGTTGCAACTTTACGCTGATATTTATATTTTTTGTCGGTTCCATTTCGATCCTTCCTTTGTTTTATCTGTATAGAGTTTTACCACCAGCAGCTAAATACTGAGCCAGACATTCAATAACGTATGGCTCTGTAAGATAACCGCCGCTTATTTCATCATTAAGTGGGATGATGTGCTTTGCTTTGTGCGGTTTGAAGCCGTGTTCTTCTAGTATTCTGTATGGTCCCCAGCCATTCAATATCAAAGCAGCGTAGTAATCAGGTGCTACTATCCGCGCATCTTTCAGACTGCGCGACTCTTGTAGCGACACAATTTTTTCCGTAGCCATAACACAAAAGATCTCCCTCTCCGTTTATCACCCACGTTCCAGTCATCAGCCCATGTGTTTCTCCGCAAAGATCACATGTGACTGTCTGACCAGAAGGTGCGTGCAGTCTTTTTGTTTTAGTTTTTTTCGGCACTGAGCAGCCTATCTATCTCTGTTTTGGGTACATAATACATACCGCCCAGCTTCTTTGCTTCTATATCGCCCCTTTGGATAAGCATACGCACCCTTTGTACCTTTGGGCGGGTATCACTACCAAAAATTTCTAAAGCCACCTCTCTGGGGCTTAAAAGGCGATTAGAAGGGGATGTCATCGTCAATGTCTCCCTTGTCTGCGTGCTTCATCTGCACGACTTGCCCAACAGGTTTTAGTGCTGACTGTGAAATATCATCAGCAATGTTGTCATCTGCTTGGTACTCTATGACTTCTTGAAAGCGCACGGCTCTCGTACCATCGTCATTTTCAAACAGTTGCACGTCATACAGCTTGTCTGGAAAAAATGTTACGGTGCCAGGTTGTGCTGGTTTGCCGATGTGCGGCCTAAATTTAGAGTTGCTATGTGTAGCTGAACCATTGCCGTTGTAGGTAAACAGTTTCACTGTCATAACTGGTAGCCATCTTCTAGCCATTTGCTTTCTCCTTTAACTTTTCTCTTGTTTCGACAAACAGTGTCTTGAAATCGTTGTAAGCATCAATGTCTTTTTCTTTGATGCTTTGCATCGTTGCTTTTGTAAAAGGCTTGTTCATAAAGACCTCAAGATCTTTCAAGGTGTACTGATCTAAGGTTGCCTCGTTGTGTGCAAGCCACTCTGCTTCTTCTTTACTCAGCTTCTTCTTTTGAGTTTGGATAACATCTGGCTTTGAGTTTTTAAAATCATCAGCCTCTTCTTCTGAATAAACAAACCCAGACGCACCTATCAGCTTGAGTATCACACGATCTTTGGCACGCTTCTCTGCCATAGCGTATGGGTAGCTGTTAGTTGTGTTGGATGGCGCAGACTCGCCTATTGACCAAGCTGTTTTATCACCTAACTTGCCAGTCACACAGATAACAGCGACCTTTGCTTGGGAGTTGGCTTCCACTATTGTTGGCTCGCTAAACAAAATGTTTGTGTGATCTGCTATGCGTTCTAAGGCTTTGTGTAAGATCACGGGCGTGCCGTGGCAGTTCCACACTGCACCTTCATCCATCTTGTCAGACATACCCACCTCCGCAAGCAGCTCGCATAGGTTGTCTGGTAAAGCCTTGCCTTGCCTGTTATTTGTCATCCTCATTGTCTTTCTCCAGTAAACGCTTTTCCAAATCGTTACATTTGTAAGTCACAAGTTCTAGATCTCTTGTCACTTGCTGCAAACGGTTGAACAAGTCATCCATACGCAGATCCCTTTCGTTCAAAAGCTCATCTACGATTTTGCTAATCTCATTCTTGTCCATTGTAAAACTCCTTGTGCCACATAACCATCTGCCCGCGTCCTGATGCGCCCTTACGTTTTGTGCCATCTACAATGATGATGCCCTTTTCTTTTAAGGCTTTGAAACGTGGGGTAATTGAGTTATAGCGGTGCTGCGGAAGGGCATCGCAGACCTGATCTGCTATTGCACCTTCTGCACGAAACGCCCATATTGCATCAGCTACAATAGATTCCATAGCCGTTGCGTCCATCTGCTGTGCTGCGTCGTGGCTGGTGCTTGGGTCATCCCTGCGCACTAATTTATATGCTTCAGTCATCTTTGATCCTTTCTGCTTTTTCTGCCATTGCCTTGATAAAGTGCAACCCTACACGATTGTAGGTTTTGTTTTGTTTTTGTAATTTTTTGACCACCTTTTTTTGCGCATCATCTGCATCTAAAGCGCGGATGGTGTAAGTTTTACGAAAAGTGGCAACAACCTCGACCTGATATTTCTCTGTGTAGCCATAAAGATCGTCTGTGTTTTTGTTTCTTTCAAAACGTTTGGTAATGTTTTCAAACATTAGAAACTCCAAAGTTGTTTAGCTACGTCTACGATAGATGGCCCATGACGCCTTGCTATTTCATTAAAATCTGGCTGGACCAAACCAGCTAAATCGTGCCAGTTACCGTTTGCCGCCTTGAGTAAGTTCTGTGATATGAGCCAACTGCGCACAACTTCTTGATACGCACGCTCTAAGTTTTGCTCTGAAAGTTGCTCACAGTTTTCTGCTGTGGCTATGTGATAGCCTGCCGCTGACACATACAGCAAGGCTGGCGGCTCACCACTGGCTTTCCAATACACAGACTGTTGTTGAGTCTGTAGCCATGTTGGGGTGATCTCTGGCTTTGGTACGCGCCAGGTTCTTGTGCCATCTTTTTTGATTGGGTTGCGTAGCGGTGGCTTACACTTCAAATCTACTTGAAGGCCAGCGCCAAAAAAATCACGATACAACAAAATTGGTACGTCAATCTGAGGCTCTTTGTGCCATTCTTGCTTGTTGCCCTCGACTCTGTTTGCCTGTTGGAAAAACTTTTGCAGCGCGTTTACTGCAAACAATATCATGTCTGGCATGTATTCTTGGAAGGCTTCAAACTCTTCCCTGTCTTTTCCGTCATCCCAATCACGCGGCCTGTAATCCCTGTACTTGGTCATGGCCTCTTGTGTAGCCGCTAGAAGCTCTTGACCATCGAGGATAACTCTTGATGCACCATGTTCAACGCATATTCCACACCAAGGCCTAGCTGCCATTGGAAAGGACACGCCAAGATGTCTAGCGTACATCTTCAATACGTATTCCCACTTTTCCTGTGTCCCGCCTGATGCACTGTCATGCTTTGCGCCAAAAAACTTTCTATACTCTGGTATCTGTGGCATATCCTGTTACTCTCTGTGTATCGTCAACATACTTTAACCATAATTGTTGTCAGGCTGTCAACTCTGTGATACAAGAAAATATGACTTTGGAAGAATATTTAGAAAAAAATAAGATGAGCCAAGCCAAGCTGGCGCGGCGTGCTGGCATGAGTCGGGCAGCTATAAATAGATTATTGTCAGGCAGTAGGCGTCCAAGCCCACAAACTATGGGCAAGATATTTGTGGCTACAGATGGAGAGGTTGCGCCAAATGATTTTTTCAGAGAGCAAATGCAAGACTTGTGACGGCTCTGGCTGGGTGCGCAGGCGTAGCTGGTTTGAGGCTGGTGAGGTTGTACAAGACCACTGTGATGAATGTAATGGCTTGGGAAAGGTAAAGTCATACAACATCCAGGCTGGTGACGGTAGGTTTGCACGGCTCCAGGCCGCAGATATGTGTGTTGCTTGCAAAACCTTTCTTGATGGCAGGATACAATGTCCAACGTGCAAAATGGTCTACGGTATTCATGAGCAAGAAAAGTAGAGACAAGGGTTCTGCTTTTGAACGGTGGTGTGTCAACGAGATCAAAGACCATCTTGGCTATGCAAACGTGCGCCGCAATCTTTCTCAATATCAAACCAAGGGTGGTTGTGATATCTACATTCCACAATGGTCAGTAGAGTGTAAACGCTACGCTAGTGGTCCTGTGGGCGGTGCTGACGCGTGGTGGCAGCAAGCGGTAGACTCAGCAGGTGATCTGATGCCAGTGCTGATCTACAAGTATGACAGACAAGATGTGTGGTGCCGCCTGTTTCTCTCTCATGTAAACCCAGAATTTACTGCCACAGATGCTACTGTGATTGTTTCTCTTCAAACATGGTTCTACATTGTTAGAGAAAAAATTGATGCAACAGGCTAGACTGTCAACAAAATCTATGATATTTGAAACATTGTTTACAGACACAAAGTGTAGACACTTGCTAGCAGAGTGTAGTGATGACAACGTAGCATTTTATTATTTTTAAATAAAAAAAGTGTCTACATTGTAAGTGTAGACATTGTGTTATAACATTGTGTTTTCATATTCCTCCCAAGAGAAAACTAAGAGAGGCTCACGCCTCTCTCTTTTTTGCAATCATTTCTACGTTTGCAGCATATTGATCTACAAATGCTCGCGTCACTGAGTTTACTTTCTGCCTGTCAGTGTCATCCTCTTTGTAAATCTCATCCTTTTCTAAGCCAAAAAAGATATTGTTTTCATCTGCAATGGTTTTAAGTCTTGCCATTAGCAGACAAGACGTTGCCCACCCCATAAGTTCATCAACGTTTATGTCGTCCTGAAAGCCATTTGTTTTGTCCCAGAAGTGGTACATGCACCATTCTGTAATCAAACTAAACTCTTGCTTCGTTAGCTTAATAGTAAGCATTTCACTTTTCTTTGCTGGCATTACTCTGATCCTTTATCTGTTTGCTTTTCATACACACGCCTAGACTCTAGTAGCAGCTCAATAGGTTTTGGCACCGATCTTCTGCCAGTTTCGTAGTACCAAATAGCTTGCTGGCTAACTCCAATGTGATTAGCCATAGCCACCATAGTCAAACCTAGACGCTTTCTTTCCTGTTTAAATTCTTCTGCTGTCATGCTACCCTCTCTGTTATGGCTGGTTTTGTTGATCCTTCACCAGTCATGGGTCAAGCCGGATGCCCCCGACTTGGCCCTTTCTCTTTTACCAGTCTGTTGAATATTCCTCACTGATGGGTGCGATCCCTGCATTGTGGGTGCTGTCCCTGTCAATGAGCTGGCGGTATACCTTAACCGCTTCCTCTTTTTCCTCGCAGACTTCCCAGCGGTCATGCAGGTAAACAGGTCCAGTGACCAAGTCATTCGCCCAAAGCTGATCCGGTTCGCCATGCGGTAATCTCTCTGTATAAAATACAACGTACATTGTAGATCCTTTCTTATGCCATTGCTGGCGGTTTGAAGCCCACTGGCGGCACCTAGCCGTCAATGGGTAGGGTTATGTTAGGCAAAGGTGTTAATTGCCCACTTGAACACTTGCCAAAGCCAAGCCTCGCTGCCCATAAGTCCCCAGATAACTAGGCCCATAATCAGCAGGAATAGCGCGTTGTTGAATATTTCTATTCTGTCCATCATTGCCTCTCACGGTTAAGGTTAGTCAATTTGATTTCGCCAGCATCAATAGCTTTTTCAATCTGGGCCTTGTTCATTCCCAAAAACCCATTGCGATATTTGGCTGTTGTGTGGCTGTAGTTCCAACGCTCACAATCCAGCCAGACCTTGCCTGATATCTCCCTAAACGCTATCACCGTTTCATATGATTGGAAATATTCACCATCTGCGGTTGTGATGATAAACTGATTGACGACAGGGCGCCCAGTGCGTCCAACAATGTTTCTTACTTTAGCCATTTGTTTGATCCTTCCTAGAATAGATTTAGTTGTTGCGCTGATTGCGCGGGTTGTTGCTCTATGAATAGAGCGGGAAACAGGCTTGTATGTGTAAAGCCTGGGGTTGGTTGTTTGTCACAAGCGCAAAGATTTGAGCCTGTACGCAATGACGCGCCACACTTGCAAAACTTTGCTGGTTGTTGTGGTGTTGGTTGTGGCGCTGCTACTGGCTTGCGCTTTGGCTCACCCATTTTCAGTACATCGCGGCTGATATACTTGCGCCTGCCCCAGTACTCAGACAGTGGCTTGCAGCCTGTTTGATCCAGCACATATGGCTCACTGTCGATAATGCGCACAAGCTGAACATGGCCAGTCGTTGTGACCATGTAGGTTGTGTCATTCTCAGCGTACCAGTTGCAAAACTTGTCGAGAGTCATGCGTGGCATCTGTATTGGTTGAAAGTCTGCCTGTAGATGCTCTAAGACCTCTACACGCTGATTGTGTACGGTGCCGCCTCTAAAACGCTTGCGGATGCTACGCGCTGCGCACAATGCCCAAACACGCTGGAAGCTCTCGCCTGTAGCTGCGGCAATAGCAGTAACCCCACAATTAGGACCACGCTTTGCGTCTGATGGTAGTGTAAAATGTTCCATGGATGCCCCCATGTTAAAGATTAAACTTCGCCGTTTCTGATTGCTGCCACCCGTTCGTCTCTGTCAAAATACTCAACAGAAAGAATATCAACGCCCGCGTCAATCAATGACTGGATATACTCGACTGCTTCGGCCATTGTTCCCTCGCAACCTACGAAGGACTTGTGTGGTGTTCTTACTTCGTAACGTATCATTTGTTTGATCCTTTCTTTAGTTGATAACCTACATATAACCATTGGTTACTATACTGTCAATCCCATATGTGATATTAATAACATTGTGTCAAACATTGTTGCACATTGTGGCAGTGAGTCAGGCAATGATTCAGCGTTGATTGGTGGTTGTAGAATTGTGTGTTGTATATTTTATTTCACGCACAACGCGGACACTTTCGCGCGGCAATGTAGCAATGCGCAGCGCTGCAACGTGACCCCACGGGGGGCATAGAACAAAGGCACGAGCCCCTGTGTGCGCACGCGCGTTGTATGTGTGTTAATTACTACTTTCACACACACGGAGAGAACATGGCTAAGATACCCAGAGCTAAGATTGACAGGGTAGCATCTGATGTGATGCAGGGTTACACGCTTGTGAAGGCATGTGAGCGTAACCGTGTATCTAGGTCTGCTTTGTATACGAGGATGGGCAGTGATCCTGAGATTAGTAATGCTATCAAGACTGCTCAACAGCAGAGTGCTGAGAAGGCACTAGAGGATGTTGAGGCTATGTATCAGCATCAGTTGAGTGGTGAGAGGAACTATGATCCTAATGTTCTAAGGGATTATGCTTTACATATACGTTGGAAGGCGGGCAAGGTTATGCCAGACCAGTATGGTGATAGTAAGAATCGTGCTGGTGTAGAGGTTACTGATGGTGGTGTGAAGATTATGTGGGAAGGGTGATGCAGGTAAAGATCCCTTACAAGCCTAGATCCTTACAAGCAGAAATGCACAAGAGTGTGAAGCGTTGGAATGTACTGGTGATGCACAGACGCTTTGGTAAGACGGTCTGGGCAGTCAATCACCTTATCAGACATGCTTTGACTTGTGAGTTACCAAGGCCAAGGGTTGCTTTTGTTGCACCTACTTTTACGCAGGCCAAGCGCATAGCTTGGGATTATGTAAAGTATTATGCGGCTGTTATACCTGGCGTTAGTTTCAATGAGACTGAGTTGCGTGTAGACTTTCCAAATGGTGGCAGGCTGATGTTATTGTCAGCGGAGAACCCAGACAGTCTGAGAGGTATCTATCTTGATCTATGTGTATTCGATGAGTTTGGCATGCAAAATCCCAGGGTGTGGGGGGAGGTTGTACGTCCTGCCCTGTCTGATAGGGAAGGTGCGGCTGTATTTCTAGGCACCCCAGCGGGACATAATCATTTTTTTGATCTATTGGAACAGGCCAAGTCTGAAGAGCAAGAAGGCTCTGAGCAATGGTACTGGAAGGTAGTCAAGGCATCTGAGAGTGAGCTTGTAAAGAAAGAAGAGCTAGAGGCGGCTAGGGCGCAGATGACGCCAGAGCAATACGAGCAAGAGTATGAATGTTCGTTTACCGCTGCTATAATAGGTGCCTATTATGGAAAGCTGCTTTCTGATGCCGATGATAACGGAAGGGTTACTAGGGTTCCATATGACCCTGCTTATCCTGTGCATACCGCATGGGATCTGGGTATAAACGACTCAACAGCCATTTGGTTTGCGCAAGTATTTAGAGGCGGTTCGATTAATGTTATTGACTACTATGAAAACAGCGGTGTCGGGTTGGATCACTACGCTGAGGTATTACGTCAGAAAGATTACCACTACGGCGATCACCTTGCTCCGCACGACATTGAAGTAAGAGAGCTTGGTTCTGGCAAGTCTAGGCTAGAGACTGCGTTCAGTCTTGGCATACGCTTTCGTGTTATTCCAAAGATGAAGATTGCAGATGGTATCAACGCTGCACGCATGATGCTGCCCAAATGTTTCTTTGACAGGGAAAAAACATACGATGGCTTGGAGATGTTACGACAGTACAGGCAAGAGTGGGACGAACGCAAAAAAGTTTTCAGAGATCATCCAAGGCATGATTACACGAGTCACTCTGCGGATGCGTTTAGGTATCTGGCTGTTGGGTTGGAGAATAGACAAGCTGTGCTTCGCCCTCCGCAGAAAATGGCGATGAATGAGTACAATCCATTTACACTATGATGGACGAAAGAGAGCATATACTAGAGTTGGTAGAAAGTAGCGAGTACCACCAGTGGTGGGGGGAGGAAGAGTTTGAGAACTTTGTAGAGCAACCGATGCGCCTAGATCAGTATGTGCTGATGGATGAAGGCTTTGCAACTTGGGGATTCCCAAACGAGTGGCAAGTGCAAGATTACCTGCTAGAAAATAAGTTTCCTGTGGATGGGTTTGATGGCGGGGGAGGCACAGTTTGGATAGTAGACTTTATTTGTTTGCAAGGAAAGAGTAGCATAGCGCGTATGATGCGACATATACGAGATCATCTGGTGCAAAGCGGTCATGACAAAGCGTTATGGTTGCGCACTGAAACTGGCAAGATAGGCTGGTACAAACTGAAGGAGAGCCATAATGGGTAGTGGAGGATCAGGCACAAGCGGTGGTGCTACGAACATAGGCGGTACACAACCTATAAGGGCTACTGGCGCACCAAGGCGCACACAAGGGCAACGCTTTCGAGATGATGCCGCACAGGCAATGGTAAGACAACAGCAGCAACGTGGCAGAAATCCAGTTGGGGGAATGAACCTTACTGCTGAAGAAAGAAGCATGCGGCGTGCGCCTGAACGTGGTCTTGCACCAGGAGATGTTTTGGCAACGATTGGTTCAAGTGGCTTTGGGCAAGTGGCATCGGCAAGACTAGCTGGCAGAACAGATATATCAAAAGAGCAACTTGGGGATTTGGCAAAACGCACAAACATTGGACAGTTACCAGCAGGCAGAGTGTCAGTGCCAGGTGTTGGTAGCGCAGCACTCAATGTTTTAAATGTTATAGGTCAAAGATCTGCAAAAACAATTCTTGATAGACTTATAGAGGGTGGCGATCCAATCACCGATTCAAGCAGCAGAGTTGTTGGCGCAAGAGGAGAGTCAGGAACTTTTAGCGTTGCGTCACCTACGGCAGCGGCAACAGCAGAGGGTCAACCACAAAGGCCAGATATTACACCAGAAGTTACACCAGAGGTAACTCCAGAGAGAGATGACGTACCTCTTGCCACGAGAGGCAGAACAGCTTTCACAAGAGATAGGCGCAGAACAAGGGGCGCAAGATTTGGTCAGGCTGGTCTTGGTGAAGAAGGTATTTTGCTACGCGGCCCATCTAGTTCATACGGAGGATAGATATGTCATTTTTAACACCAAGGATACCTGCACCACCGCCACCACCAGAGCCACCAGCTATGCCAGATCAAACAGATATGGCGCGTGCATCTGCAAGAGCAGAGGAGGCTATGGGCGCAAGAGTACGCAGACGTAAGGGCAGGGGTTCAACTATTGTTGCTGGCGCACTTGGTGACACAGCTACAGGACAAACACCAACCTTGTTAGGATAAAATCATGGATGCCATCAAAGAAATAGTCTCACGCTATGACTATATGGAAATGCGCAGAGGCAACTGGGATACACACTACCAGGAGCTTGCTGATTACATGCTGCCAAGAAAGGCAGACATTGTGCGCAAACGTAGTCGCGGTGAAAAGCGCATGGAGCTTATCTTTGATGGCACCGCACTACAAGCTGTAGACCTTTTGTCTGCATCCCTGCATGGCATGCTTACAAGTGGTGCAACACCTTGGTTTCACCTTGCGATGAAAGACCCAGACATTGGGCGCAACGATGATGTACAGCGGTGGCTAGAGGATAGCAGCAAGCGCATGATACGCGCTTTCAACCAGTCAAACTTTGAGACTGAGGTGCATGAGTTATATGTAGACTTAGTTGTGTTTGGCACAGGCTGTATGTTTGTCGAGATGGATGGCAGTGAGCTACGATTTAGCACACGCCACATATCAGAGTTTTACATTGCAGAGAACCAGTTTGGTCTGGTCGATACTGTTTTCCGTAAGTACAAGATACCAGCACGGCAAGCAGTGCAACGGTTTGGGCTGGAGAATGTTGGCGAGTTTATTGCCAAGAAGTTTCAAAAGAATCCTGATGAAGATGTCACTATGTTGCACGCTGTGCTACCGCGCACAGAAAGAGATCCGCAAAAGGTAGACAATCTCAACATGCCATTTGCTTCTGTTTACATCTGTATGCAGACAAAGATGCCTGTAAGCATCAGTGGCTTTGAGGAGTTTCCGTATATCGTGCCACGTTTCTTGAAAGCCACAGGTGAGGTGATGGGAAGATCACCAGCCATGATTGCGCTGCCTGATGTAAAGATGCTGAACCTGATGTCAAAGACAATCATACAGGCTGCACAGAAGATGATTGATCCACCTCTGTTAGTACCAGATGATGGGTTCATGCTGCCTGTACGCACACAACCTGGCGGTTTGAACTTCTTTAGAAGTGGCACAAGGGATACCATTACGCCACTCAATACAGGTGCAAACATACCTATTGGCTTGTCGATGGAAGAGCAAAGACGCGCCGCAGTGCGTTCTGCGTTTTATGTTGACCAGATATTGTCAGCAGCAACGCCAAACATGACAGCAACAGAGGTTGTGCAAAGGCAAGAAGAGCGTATGCGAGTCATTGGTCCTGTGCTTGGCAGACTTATGAATGAGATGTTGCGCCCTTTAATCGACAGAACATTTGCTTTGATGCTACGCGAAGAGATGCTTGCGATACCACCAGAGTCATTGCAGGGCAGAGATATTGATATTGAGTATGTATCGCCTCTAGCACGCGCACAAAAATCAAGCAGCCTCAACAGCACCATGAAGGCTTTGGAGATATTGTTGCCGCTTTCACAGAGCCTGCCTGTTGGAGACCACCTCAACCCAGATGGCTTGGTCAATCATGTTGTTGATACACTTGGCGTGCCAAAAGAAGTGCTGTTCCCGCAGGCACAGATTGAGCAAACAAGACAGCAACGTGCAGCTATGGAAGCAGAACAGATGCAACGTCAGCAAGACGCAGAGGATGTATCTAATGTAGCGCAAGCAGCACAGGCTGTACGGATGGTAAATAAATGAACGAAGAGATGAAAAAGTTGCGCCAGATGTACTCTGATACATTTAGCACAGAGACTGGCAAGAAACTTTTACACGATCTTGAGGTGCGTTGTAATTACAATGTCTCAAGTTTTGTGGCTGGAGATACAAACGCCACATCCTACGAAGAGGGCAAACGTGCTGTTGTCCTTTACATTCACAACATGATGAAAGAGGAATAAATGTCAGAACAAGTAGCTGAACAGGTAGCCCAGCCTGAGTTGCCAACGCTGGAAACACCAGCAGAGGTAGCGCAAGGCGGGTCTGGTAACGACTTCTTGAGTTTGGTTCCAGAAGAACTGAGGGATCACCCAAGCCTATCACCAATCAAAGATGTGCCAAACCTGGCACGTTCATACATTAACGCACAGCGTTTGATCGGCACCGATAAACTGCCATTGCCAGCAAACCCCACAGATGAGGACTTGGACAATATCTTTGGACGTTTGGGTAGGCCAGAACAGCCAGACGGATATGCCATACAAGCTGATGGCAACATTCTTACAGAAGATGACACAACAAGATTTAAGGAAGCTGCACACGCTCTGCGTCTTACGCCAGACCAAGCAACTGGTATTTTAAATTACTATCTGTCGGAAGCATCAAACTCTGCTGAAGGTATGCAGGTTGCCATGAAAGAACAGGCAGAGCAGACAGAGGCATCACTACGTCAAGAGTGGGGTCAAGCATATGATACCAAGTTACAGGCTGCACAGTCAGCTATCAAAGAGTTCGATGGTGATGGCGTGCTTGGGATGGACCTAGCTGATGGCACAAAGGTTGGCAATCATCCTGCGTTTGTCAAAGTGTTTGCTGCTATAGCCGATTTCAAAAAGACAGTGACAAGTGAGGACTCTATTGCAGAGCCAGCTATGGCAAATGTAATGACAAGGCAACAAGCACAAGCAGAAGTGGATGCAATCATGCGTTCACCAGAATACACAGACAGAAAGAATGTTGTGGCGCGTGAGCGTGCCATTGCACGTGTATCAGAACTGATGAGCATGATACATGACTGAACAAGAGGAAATAGACTTGCGTTTAGAGTGTTTGCGTATTGCCATTGAGTTTGGTACACAACGTGATATGATGGAACCTGACCAACTTGCAGAAAAGTATTACAAGTGGGTCGTGCAGGGTAGCGGTGAGGACCGTCCTGCTGACAATTCGGAAAGACGAAAGCCCGATGCTGGCAAAAAAGCTAGGAGTGTCCGAAAGGGTAGCACGCCGCGATTAGTGTAAATGTCAACGTAGAACAGGAGGTAGGCTAATGTCTACTCAAGTAACTACGGCATTTGTGCAACAGTATTCTGCAAACGTGCAGATGCTATCACAGCAGATGGGTTCTCGTCTGCGTGATGCGGTGCGAATTGAGAATGTTGTTGGTAAAAATGCCTTCATAGACCAAATCGGAGT